AGGACAAACAAATTTATTCGCATAGATTGAAGTACGCTGTATAATACTTAAGAATAAATTAGATTTTAACAAATTCTTAGAAACTATAAAATACCAGTATAAGGAAGTAAGTTCCTTGTATTGGTATTTTTTTATTGTCTGAAAGGAAGATGACGAATGGCTGCAAGATCTGTTTTAAATGGCAGAAGCATTTATTATGACTGGAATATAGGGACTTGGAGAGATTGCAAAACAAAACAAAAAATAAAAGTAAGGGGGGCAAAGTAATGCAAAATGCAATACAAGAATTATTATTAAATGTAATATTAGGAATGGTCACGATAGGAGGTCTATATCTTCTGAACTTCATCAACAAATGGGTTATAAAACTAAAAACTGAAACTCAGAAGATAAAGGATGAAAGAGAGTTGAATTTAGCGTTGGCTGCCATTGACAGGGTGGACCTGTTAGCACAAAATACAATACTTGCAATAGAAGGAGTAACAGCCAAAAAACTAAGAGAACTCGTAAAACAGGGTAATGCTCCTAGATCCGAATTAATGGTGTTGGCTGAAGACGCTTTAGAACAAATTGTTGATATGTTAGAGCCAAAGTATCATGAAGCATTAGAAACAACATTTGGGGACGTAGATACTTACGTAAAAGATGTGATAGAGGCTACACTTGAAACATTTAAGAAGAATGGGATTGCGGCCAACTAGGGGAGGAATGCAGCATGGAGACAATATTAGTTGGCCTTATACCAGGAGCTGTTATAGGCGTTATAGGTTTCTTCTTAGTAAAAACCTTAAAAGACATTGAGACAAAGCTTACAAAAAACGAGCTAGACACAGAGAAGCTAGGAGATAAGCTTGACGAGTTTTATATAGATACTACTCAAAAGATTACTCAGGTTGAAAAGGAAGTAAATAGCAAGGTTGATACACTCTGCAAGGAGCTTGCAGAGCACAAGGAAACCGTACAGAAAGATTTTGTTACCAAGTTAGATTTTGCAAGAACCACCGGAGAAATTAGTAAAAAACTAGATAAGATACAAGATTATCTTATGCAACTACTTAAAGATTGGAGGCCTAAAACGTGAGTAAGCAACTAAATGCAGTAATGGCAACAGAGTTTAAAAGGAATAACGGGATTATCATGAGGACAATGGCAAATGTTTTCAGTAATAGATTCTTTCAATTTTATGAGCTAGAAGCGGCGCTTAAAGCAAGAAACATAGATTCAGAGGATATTCAAGACAGCTTAGATTACTTGGAAGGACAGGGGTATATCGAAGTTAGACATATGGAGAAGCATGATCCAGTTAGGATGTGTGATATGGAACCAGATGAAATAGAGATTAAGTTATCAAGTAAAGGTAAGCTTGTGGTGCTATCGATAAAAGTGGATGAAGGCATAGATATTTAGCTTATGGGCGATCAAAGACAACGTACAAGAGTGCGGAGTAAAATTGATGAGCTGCCTGAACAATTAAAAGAAAAGGTCAATGAACTTTTACGAGACACCAGCAATACTTACATAGATATATCTCTGTTTTTGAAAGAAGAAGGTTATGAAATATCTAAGAGCAGCGTAGGTAGATATGCCTTAAGAAGTAGTGCAGCTATGGATAGATTACAAAAGGCACAGGAGCAGGCAAAGGCGCTTGTCGAAGTCCTAAAAAAGAATCCAGATATGGATTATGCAGAGCCTGCTATGCAAATGATGCTTGGAGAACTTACAACACGTATGGCAACAGCGCAAGAAGAATGGATGACATGCCACTTGATAAGCTTGGAAGACTTGTTATAGCAGCAAGTCGAACAGACACTTATAAGAAGAAAGCAAAACAAGATATGAAGAATAAAGCTCAAATAGCATTTGAAAAGATGGAGGCTGATATTCTTAAAACAATTAAAACTGATGAGCATCTGGCAGCACAGCTTCATGCTATTCTGACTAAGGCTAAAGAAAAGATGGTTCAAGATGATTAATCTAGATGAGTATATTAAAACTCTTGAAACAAATGACTTAGAGCAACAAGAATCAATAGCTTATCAAGAGAAGTTATTAGATGATTATTTAAGTAGAGGCAGTGATCCACGTAAAGGCCAATTAAAAAAACGTCGTGCAGTTGGACAAAAAGCTGATGATTTAAGAAAAGAACTTGCAGCAATAGACCTAGAATACTTTGGTCGGGCATACTTGCCACACTACTTTGTTAGAAAATCACCTGAGTTCCATAGTGAACTTAATGCTATTTGGGAACATGGTGTACTGAAGGATAAGAATCCATACTGTGATGCCAAAGAGATATCAAGATTAGATGGCTGTAGAAGAGTTGTAGCTGCCCCGCGTGGACATGCAAAGTCGACTAACTTCACATTTAAGAATGCACTTCATGCAATACTCTATCAATACAAGCATTACATACTGATCATATCAGATAGTAGTGAGCAGGCAGAGGGATTCCTTAATGATATAGCTACAGAGCTAGAAGATAACCCAATTATAAGATTAGATTTCGGAGATCTTAAAGCAGATCCATGGAACAGTAGCACACTTAGGACTAATACGGATATAAAAATTGAGGCTATTGGTTCAGGTAAAAAAGTTCGTGGTAGAAGGCATAGGAACTATAGACCAGATCTTATTATTCTGGATGATATTGAAAATGATGAGAATGTTAATACTTTACAACAAAGAAAGAAGCTTGAGAGTTGGTTCTATAAAGCAGTTTCTAAGGCTGGAGATACCTATACAGATATTGTTTATATAGGGACGATGCTGCACTATGATTCACTTCTAGCAAAAGTTATGGGAAATCCTATGTATAAGGCTTCTAAATATCAAGGAGTTATCAGTTTTGCTAAGAATCAGGGTCTTTGGGGTGAATGGGAACTCATATACATAAACCTTGAAAATGATAATAGAGAGCAGGATGCAAAAGCATTCTTTGAAGCAAACAAAGAAGAAATGCTAGAAAGTACTAGCGTGCTTTGGGAAGAAAAATTATCTTACTATGACCTTATGTGTATAAAAATAGCTGAAGGTGAAAGCTCTTTTAATTCTGAGATACAAAATGATCCTATTGATCCTGAGAGCTGCACCTTTAATCCAGAATGGTTTGATTACTATAATGAGGCATTGGTTGACTTTAGAGCTAAGGAATTTATATTCATTGGAGCGGTAGATCCATCGCTTGGTAAGAATAAGAATAGTGATACCTCTGCCATTGTTGCACTCGCAAAAAACACTAAGTCAGGTTATCTATATGTAGTAGAAGCAAGCGTTGAAAGACGTAAACCAGATATCATCATAGAAGATGTTATTGAAATGCACAAACGTCTAAAGAGAGATTATGGTAAAGGCTTTACAAAGTTCGGTGTTGAAACAGTACAGTTCCAACATTTCTTTAAAGATGTACTTGCAAAAATAAGTGCAGAACGTGGCGAATATCTACCAATAGAAGAAATTCTTAATACTGTAAATAAAATAATGAGAATTGAAAGCTTACAAGCGTTTGTTAAAAACATGTATGTCAAATTCAATGAGAAACATAAAACTCTTCTCGAGCAGATGAAAGTATTTCCTATGGGAAGAAATGATGATGCGCCGGACACATTAGAGATGGCAATCAGACTTGCACTCAAAACAGGGGCAAGCAAAGCAGACTATTTAGGAGTACTTAAAAGAGGATTGAAGTTTAAAAAGGGAGCTTACTAGGAGGGAATAAATGCTTGAGAAACTTAAAAAGTTTATTAAAAATATACCTTTAACAAAAAGAATAGCAGTTGTAAATAATACTGATAAGTGGTCAGACTATCCCTCCAATGGACTAACGCCTTACAGACTAGCTCAAATATTCAAAGAAGCAGATACTGGAGATGTTATGAGACAGATGGAGCTCTTTGAGGAAATGGAAGAAAAAGACCCACATATTTTTTCACAGCTGCAGACAAGAAAGAATGCAGTTACGGGTCTTGATTATGAAGTCATACCTGTAAGTAGCAGCGACTATGATAAGCAGATAGCAGAATTTATTGAAAAGCAACTATCAGAGCTTGAGAGCTTTGAAGAGGTACTAATAGATTTATTAGATGCCATAGGAAAAGGAATAGCATTTACAGAAATTATATGGGAGTTAAAAGGTGGGTACTTTGTAGTCAAGGAACTAAAGAGTGTTCATCAAAAACACTTCTTTTGGGATGACAAAGACTACTTAAGACTTATGACTGATAGTGACCCACAAGGAATATATATTCCTGATAACAAGTTTATGATCCATAGATATAAGGCAAAGTCAGGTCACCCATCACGAGCAGGTGTATTAAGAATCATTGCATGGATGTACCTCTTTAAGAACTATGATGTGAAGGATTGGGTAAGTTTTTGTGAAGTATTTGGAATGCCACTGAGGGTTGGAAAGTATGATCCTAGTGCAAGCGAAGATGATAAGGAAGCCCTTATGGAGGCACTTATTAATCTAGGTACAGATGCAGCTGGAATGTATCCAACTAACACAGAAATAGAAATTAAGGAAAGTAACAAACAAAGTTCAGCAGACATCTATGAAAAACTAGCAAGGTTTTGTGATGAGCAGGTCAGCAAATGCATTTTGGGACAGACACTTACATCAGATAGCGGGGGCGGATCATATGCCCAAGGTAAGGTACATGATGGCGTAAGACATGATTTGACCGTAGCAGATTGTAAAGCGCTTGCAGCAACATTAAGACGTGATCTTATGACGCCGCTTGTAAAACTTAACTTTGGAGAATCGGCTAAAGTACCGACTATACGTTTCGATTGTGAAGAATCAGAGGATTTAGTACAACAAGCTACTATGTTAGAGGTTTTAATTAATAAGGTTGGACTTAAAGTAGCAACCTCACACATTTATAAAAAGTTCAGTATTCCAAAACCAGAATCCGGTGAAGAGGTAGCAAGCGGAGAAAAGCAAAAGCAAGAGGTAAGCATGTTAGCGAATAAGATTGAGCTTAAAGGTAAGCAAGGAGAAATAGATGATCTGGTTGAAATAGCAAAGCTAGAAAGCGCACCACTATTCAATAAGCAATTTAAAGTGCTGAAGGACATAACAGATAAATGCAGCAGTTTGGAGGAGCTCAAGGAACTTCTGGAGGATGAAGATAAAGTATATAGCATTTGTAAGGATATGAATAATGGTAGCTTTGAAAGCTTATTAAAAGGTAGCTTGCTTAATGCTTACCTTATGGGGAGAGTGAGGGAGGATGGATAAAGATTTATTTGACCTTCTATATGGCAATCTGAATTTTGAAGAAGCTGAGAAGTACTTCCAAGGAAGAATCCCCATAATAAAAGCAGAGTATAACAAATTAAGTGAGGGTTACAAGCAACTTGCTTTTACAGTATCAGGATACACAAGCATAGAAATAGTGAACCAGTTTTATGATGAGCTGCTTAAAGCTATAGAAAATGGAACGACTATAGAAACTTTTAAGAGTGAGGTAAACACTTTCCTTGGAAAGAAAGGCTATGAGGGAGTGGGCAACTTTCAAGCAGATAATATCTTCAGGACAAACATACAAACAGCTTATAACGTAGGTCACTATGAAAGTATGAGTAGCAAAGAAGTCATTAGTCTTAGACCCTACTGGCAGTATGTAGCAGTAGATGATGAGGACACAAGACCAACACATAGAGCAATGGATGGAATGGTGTATCCAGCGGATCATGAAGTGTGGGATACCTGGTACCCACCTAATGGTTATAAATGCAGATGTACAGTGAGGAGCTTATCAAAAAGGCAAGTTGAAGCTAAGGGACTAGAGCTCAGAAATGAAATGCCACCGCTAGTACCTGATGAAGGTTTTCATACTAACCCAGCTAAAAAGACATTTGAACCAGATGTAGATAAGTATCCAGAAGCACTAAAAAAAGCTTATACCAGGATGCAAAAAGAATAGTTCATAAATGCCCCGTATTTCATTATTTTTATACTGTGGGGTAGAACTTGTAGCAAGTTAAAAGAAATGCCTGTTATAACGCGTTATAACGGTGTTATACGAGGCTTTAGGGTAGGAGGGTAACGTGAAACTGAGACCTATTATATGTACAGAAGAAATTTTACAAGAAACAGACGAAGTAAAAATCCTTCCAATGGGGTTTGTTAAAACGCAAAAAGGGAATTTCATAGTTGATAACGAAAGCGTAAATTTTATGAGGAAGGCTTTTAAAGATAGAAAACTAGATATTGTCGTTGATTACGAGCATCAAACTTTAAATGATGTACAGGCACCTGCTGGAGGATGGATTAAGGATTTTTACATTAAAGATAATGTAGTAGTTGCCAAAGTGGAATGGACAGAAAAAGCAAAGGAATACATAGCTAATAAAGAGTACAGGTACTTATCACCGGTGGTACTTGTTAGAAAGACAGACAATAAGGCAGTCATACTCCACTCAGTAGCACTTACAAATACACCGGCTATAGATGGTATGTATACAATTAAAAACTCTATAAACATAGAGGATATTGAAGGAGGAGAAGATGATATGAATTTACTACAAGAACTTATTAAAATGCTAGGACTTGCAGAGGGTGCAACAGAAGATCAGGTATTAGCAAAGCTTAAAGAAATACAAGAAGCAAGTGTTGCAGATCCATCAAATCAAGAAGTTATCGCTAATAAAGAGGTACTTAAGTTGCTTGATCTTAAAGAAGATGCCAGACAAGAAGATGTAACATCAAAAATTATGGAGCTTAAGAATCCAGTAGCTAAGGGTCAAGTTTCAGCAGCAGAGTTTAAAGCACTCAAAGATAAGCTTGATAAGAAGGAAGCTGGAGATGTTGTTATGCTTGCTATGAAAGAGGGTAAAATTACGCCAGCACAGAAAGAGTGGGCCGAAGAATATGCACTTAAAGCACCAGAAGGCTTTAAAAAGTATGTTGAGACAGCAAATGTAGTTGTGTCTATGGGAGAACTTGATATACCGTCAAGCACCAAAAAGGCTGTAGCGGTTGATATGAAAGCATGTAAAATGCTTGGACTCACAAAAGAGGATGTTGAAAAATATGGGAAGGATGTGGAATAATCATGGCACTCACAAAGGCAAGAAATACGATTGAGCAAGGTGCAGATGTTATTGTACTTAAGGTTAAGGCAGGCACAAAAATTTATGAAGGTAGTATTGTAGCTGTAGATGGAGGCTATGCTGTGCCAGGTAAAAAAGCAACTGGATTAATAGCTGCTGGAAGAGCTGAAGAACTTGTTGACAACACAGGAGCAAACGGGGCAAAAAGTATTCGTATTAAAAGAGGGGCATTTCTTTTTGAAAACGATACAACTAATCCTGTAACAGATACACATACACTAGGGACTTGTTATATCTTGGATGATGAAACAGTTACAAGTTTAGCAACAGGAGCAAGTGCAGCAGGCAAAATATTAGGCTTAGACGGCGATCAAGTTATCGTTGAAATTAGATAAGGGAGGCAAAGGATATGATAGTTAATCAATCATCACTAGCAGGTATTAGTACAGGTTTTAAAACGATTTTCAATATGATGTTTACAGAGGTTAATCCATTGTGGCAAAAGGTAGCAACATTGGTTCCATCGGAAACAGGTGAAGAAAATTATAAGTGGTTAGGAAAATTACCACGAATGCGTGAATGGATTGGCGAAAGACAAATTCAAAATCTGGTAGCAAGTGATTATACCATTAAAAATAAGGACTATGAGCTTACTATTGGCGTGGATCGTAACGACATTGAAGATGATAAAATCGGTGTGTATAATCCTGTTATATCAGAAATTGGACAAAGTGCAGCTGAACATCCAGATGGTTTAGTATTTGGACTTATAAAAGATGGATTTAAAAACGAATGCTTTGATAAAAAGACATTTTTCGCAACAGATCATCCAGTAGGCAAAAAAGGTAGTGCAAGTAATAAAGGTACTGCAAAGCTTTCAACTACATCTTATGGAGCTGCACGTTCTGGAATGATGTCTTTAAAAGATGAATATGGAAACACACTTAAAATTATTCCAAACTTACTAGTTGTACCACCAGCTCTTGAAGCAGAAGCAAAACAAATTCTTTTGGCTGAAAAGATAGATGGATCAACCAATATTTATAGAGATACAGCTGAGCTATTAGTGGTACCTGAGCTTGCAGGTGCAGATACATCATGGTATCTACTTTGCACCTCTAAAGCACTTAAGCCACTTATCTATCAGGAAAGAAAGAAACCTAAATTTGTGGCTTTCTTTAATGAAAGTGATGAACACGTATTTAAAAATAAACAGTTCTTATATGGCGTAGATGGTAGAAGTAATGCAGGATATGGCTTCTGGCAAATGGCCTATGGTTCAGATGGATCAACAAGCTAGGATGTGAAATTATGTACTGTACTATAGAAGAGGTTAGAAAAAATATTAAAAATGATAGTATTGATGGCATTATCGGAAATAGCCTCATTGAAGAGCAAGGCGAAAAAGAAACAATACTTAATGAGCTAATTGCTGAAGCTATAGAAGATGCAGATGGTGAGATAAATGGGTACCTTAATAAAAGGTATCCTACTCCGCTCACGAATACACCTAAAGTAATTAATAAATTTAGCAAGGATATAGCTCTCTATAATATCTTTTCTAGGAATGGAATAGAGGATGGATCAAGAGAAGAAACTTTTCTTGAAAGATATAAGTCTGCGATACGTTTCTTAGAAAATGTAGCAAAGGGAATTATAGAAATAGGTTTGGGTGGCGCTGATGAAGAGGTAGTAAGACCAACATCAGATTTTAGAATTAATTCAAACAAGAGGATGTTTAGTAGAAATTCACTTAATGGGATGTGATAAGCATGGCTGGTGTAAGACTTGATGGAGATATAAGAAGACTTAAAAATGCCCTTATAAATATGGGGGAACTCCAATTTAAACAGTCTAATGCTGCAATAGGTGAAGTACTTAGAAGTTCAACTCTTCAGAGATTTCAAGATGGTAAAGACCCAGAAGGCAAGGCGTGGACACCAAGTAATAGATTTACTATCTCAAGCAACGGCAGTATCAGAAAGTCAAAGAAAAAGACGCTTGTAGATACTGCAAGACTTAAGAACTCTATTAAATCAAAGGTAACAAATAAAGGTGTGGCTGTAGGAACAAATACTATTTATGCAGCCACGCATCAATTAGGCGATGAAGGCAGAACAATTAGAGCAAAAGGCTCAAAAGGGTTAAGCTTTGTCACTCCTGGTGGATGGACACGAAAAAAGGTAGTTAAAATTACTATACCAGCTAGGCCATTTCTGGGTATTAATGATGAAGACATGATAGAAATTAAAGCTACTATGAATGATGTGATTGAAGGTGCTGTAGGATGATAGAAATATACCAAGACTATATTGAAAAAAAGCTTAAAGAGGCAGGTATAAAGACAAAAGTATTCCAAACTATGAAAGAACTAAAGACATTCACAGGTGCGCATGTAGGAGCAGCTATAGTAGACAAGGATAGATTTCAAAGGGAAAAGAAGAATAAAGTTTACCAAGTAAATGATAGCACTGTGAAACGCATTAAAAAACTAAGTAGAGAAACGACAGTCAATGTAATCATAGGAGAGTTTGAAACTTCAAAATGTGATGAGATATTTGCAAGATTTTTGTCCTTAATAGATAAGGGAATATACGATACTGAAGGTAATTATATAGCCATTGAAATTGAAGAGGCAGATTGGGTAGATAAAGAAGACAGTATCCTTCAAAGTAAAATAGCGGTGCAACTGCCCATTACGTTCTATGGTGGTATTTATCAAGATGTAACCTACAAACCATTTGTTCCAGATATCACTATAAAAGAGGAGGAGTAAGAATGGCTGAAACAGACACTAAGGCTAAGGGATCTAAGAAAGCAGAGTCATTACTTGTAGATGTAGATACATTAGCTAAAGAACTTAAGGTTAATACTTCTGTATTTGCAGGAGTTAAAATGCTTAAAGGTTGGAAAAAAGGAAAACAAATTTCAAGAGAAGAATTTTTAGAGGCACTTGATGCTTTTAAAAATACATCTTGCTAGGAGGCTAAGAAATGTTAAGAGATGTTAAGCATACCATAACAGACTTTGGTATTGGTGCAAGTACCATAAAGGGTGAAGGCGTACATATCAAAATAGGGGTAAGTCGTATAGTAAGTGATTTGCCTCTTACTATAACAGGCACCATGGATGTGGAAAAGATAAGAGGGAAACTAGGCGATAGTCCTCTTGCAGATAGCTGCATGGACAGCATGAATAGTGGTTGCAGTATGATTTATGCTTTTCCAGTGCCATTAGGAACAGCAGGAACAATTAAAGAGAAGTTAAAAACTGTAACAGGTACAGGAGAAATTACTTTAATAGGATCACCTTATAACGAGCATATCATTCAAATTACTATAACTGCTACTGGTGATAAAAATGTAGGAGCATTTAAGTATGTGGTAGATGATGGGGACTTAAGTGAGGAAGAAACTATTCCTATAACTGGTACCTATGTAATAGCTGAAACAGGACTTACTATCAACTTTGGAGAAGGAATCTTTAATAAAGATGATAAAGTGACCTATACATGCACCGCGCCTAAGATGAATAACCAAGGTATTATAGAGGCGTTAGGAAAGATTAAAAACCTAAACATTAACTTTGAATTTATCCATATTGTAGGGGCAAGTGAAAAAGCACTATGGGCAGCTCTTGCAGTAGAAGGAGAAAAGTTTTTTGATATCTATTACAAACCATGCATCTTTGCATGTGAAGTAAGAGCAATGAATACTGAGGAAACTCTTGATATATATGCTCAGTACTTAAGAATTCAAAAAGAAGGAATTATATCAAGAAACCTTCAAGTTGTGTCTCATAGATTGCGCTTTATGCGAAATGGAAAAGAAGTAGATATCAATGCTGCAAGCGTTATTATGGGTCTTCATGCTAGGGCGAAGGTGCAGCAGTCTATCGGTGAAGTTTCCGAATTTGATATTAAAGGAGCACTAGAGATACTACCTTCAGGAATAGAGGACTATACAAGCGAGATTGATGATCTGGGGTATACAGCCTTAAGACAGTACAGCGGTATAGAAGGAATATACGTTAACAACTCAAAGACCTTTGCCAAAGAAGGTAGTGACTTTGCCTATACTGAGCGAGTAAGAGCTATGTATAAAGCGGTTCGTGAAACACGTAAAACAGCTTTAACTAAGATGCATACTCAGGTTGATTTAAGCAATCAAGAGGCTAGTCTTAAAGCAATAGTAGAGTTTATTAATGTACCTGTTGAACGTATGGTAGATGAAAAAGAGCTGTCTTCAGCTAGAGTAGAAATACCAGAAGATCAAGACATATTAGGGACTGAAAAGCTTTACTTTAAAATAAGAGCAGTACCTATTGGAATACTTAGAGAAATTGAAATAGACGCAGGGTTTGAAAATCCAGCACTTTAAGAGAGGTTGATGAAATATGGCAATAATCAATGGCAAAGCCTATGATTGGTCAGATGTAGATGTTCAAATGCCAGGGCTAAATATTGAAGTTCAGGAGATATCCTACGATGATGAACTCGAAAAGGAACTCGTGTATGGCAAAGGCAGCAGACCAAGAGGGTATGGAACAGGTAATTACAAGGCAAGTGGTAAGATAAGCCTCTTAAGGGATGATTACAATGATCTTGTAGATTACTGTAACAAGAAGAAGATACCTTTCTATAAGTTGTTTATAGATAAAATTGTAGTTACATATGGTGCGGAAGGGCAGCCAATGCGAACAGATGTAATTGAAAAGGTTACCTTTGCTAAAAGAAGTGGTGGAGGTAAGCAAGGAGATAAGAGTCTTACAGTAGATCTTGATATGGTGATTGTAGGTCAAATTATTTCAGATGGTATGAAAGCAATATAGTTGTAAAATAAATGTCCAAAGGAGTGAAAAGCTATGTTTGAGAATGAAAAAGATGTAACAGATCAGATTAAAGAAACCGAAGAAGGTAAAGTTAAAGGGATGACAATGGTGAGTGGGGAAGGAATGGAAGCAGAAATCAAGGCAAAGTATCCAAAGGTTTATAGGGTAGATGCTGAAATTGATGATATTGAAAAAGAGTTCATCTTCTATTTCAAAAAACCAACACCTGCAAGCTTTAACATTGTTATCAAAAACATGTCTAAAAGATCACTTGCAGCAATGAAACTATTTACATTAGAAAGTATTGTGAGTGAACAGAAACAGGAATATGAGGAAGTCATAGAAGAATATCCAGCGCTTGCAATGAGTGTAGGGCAAAAGCTACTCGGATTACTTGGCTTATCAGATAATATTAGCTTAAAAAAGTTATAGAAAATGAGGAGGATGAGCTTACCATAATAGATAAAATAGAGCTTGAGATTTATAGGTTTGTACCTGATAAACTCATTCCAGATAATCTATTAAATCAAGACTTTGAAGAATTTATTAGACTTTATGCTAAAGCAAAATATATGCAAAACATAGAAGTAACAAATAGGCAAGAGGCTATTGTTAGGGCTTTAGGAGAATAATACAAAAAGCCGACCCTACATAAGAGTCGGCTTTTTAAATGTTATAAGCTGCAAGTAAAACCTAGTAGCCCGAAAAAAGGTTTTAAATGGGCCAGCTTCATACTTGAAATTTTTAGGTGCATCAGGCTTTCTGATTTCAAAGGATGCCCATAATAAATAAGGGATTGAATAGATAAAGGCAAATGCTAGGAAACAAAAGAAAGGGACTAAAATAGCTACACATAAGCCATATAGAAAACAAAAGAAAGAGATAAGCCACATAAGATGATCCTCCTTAAGGTAATACATTAGTTTTTATAATCATTATATTACCAAAATTAAGAAAAAGAAAGGGGTGATTTAGTGGATGCAGTTTTTAAACTATCAGTATTTGTAAACATGATAGATAATATTACTCAGCCTATGGGTAGTGTTGGCAAGAAATTAGAAGGCGTAGAGGGTAAATTAAACTCTTTAGATAATGGATTTAGAAACATGGCCAAGTCTGGCATGATGATGGCTGGCATAGGAATTGGCATGACACAGGCAGCACTTGCCCCTGTCGCTGCAACCTTTCAGACTAAAAAGGCTTTGGGGGAGTTGGCTTCGCTAGGGGTAAAGGATCTAGGAGCTTTAGAGGATGCAGCCAAAGCGTTCTCAGATACCTGGGCAGGAACAACAAAAGCAGATTTTATAACAGCAGCCTATGATATTAGATCAGGTATTTCAACTCTTACAGATGTGTCAGTAGCAGAATATACAAAGATTGCAGGTATAACGGCTAAAGGAACAAAATCTTCAATAGCTGAGATGACATCACTTTTTGCAACAGGCTATGGTATCTATAAAGGATATTACAAAGATATGAGTGACATTGAATTTGGAGAGATGTTTAGTGCAGGTATTGCAAAGTCGGTTCAGCAGTTCAAGACAGATGGTACAAAAATGTCAGAGGCTATACAGACTTTAGGAGCTTCAGCGACAACTTCGAATGTACCACTTGAAGAGCAGCTTTCTATCTTGGGTATGTTACAAGCAACTATGGGTGGCAGTGAGGCAGGTACTAAATATAAGGCATTCTTACAATCAGCAGCTAAAGCAGGTGAAGAACTAGGACTTAGCTTCGTTGATGCAAACAATAAATTGTTATCAATGCCTGAAATACTTACGATCCTAAAAGGTAAGTTTGGAGAAACAATGGATGCAGCTGAAAAGATGGAGCTTCAAAAAGCATTTGGAACTGAGGAAGCTGTATCTTTGATAGATCTTCTTTATACAAAAACAGATGATTTGCAAGGCAATATTCTAGGACTATATGACACTATGGGGCAAGGCACATCAGTTGCAAAGGGAATGGCAGATGCCATCAATCAAACAGATGGTGAAAAGTTTACTGTTCTTAAACAAAAAATACAAAATACAGTTGAGACTATAGGAAACGGTATGCTCCCAACTATTAATAGATGGATAGAAAAAGGAGACCAACTTCTTGGACAGATCAGCTCATGGATTGAGAAGAATCAACAACTGGTATCTAATATATTTTTAGTAGTAGCTGTAATTGGTGTAATACTTATTGCACTAGGAACTTTAAGTACGGTAATAGGTTTTGTAGGCACAACAGTAGTAGGGAGTATTACAAACTTTAGAAATCTTGTATCTATCCTTAAGAGTGTGCCAGGTGCATGGGATACCATAAGGCTTAAAGCAATGTATGCTGGTGATGCCATAAAACTTGGATTTACTAAAATACGAGGTGCAGCAACAACAGTTATTACAGGTATGAAAAATGTAACAATGCAGATTATTACAATGGGTAAAGCAGCTGTAATAAATGGATTTAATGCACTTAAGAGTATGACGCTAGGACTTATTGGAATGGCTAAACAAGCC